CGTTTGGGAGTCATACGTTTAGGCTTACGCCAGTTAGTATGTTTCATCATTATCTCGTACGCTTTTTCAGTACAATCTAGTTTATTCGCCATTAGTTAGCCTCCTTTACAGAATAACCTTTTTTAGTTAATTCTTTTGTAAGAAACTTTATCATATCAGCTTGTTTTTTTTTAAAAGCTTTGGTTTCCCAATATTTTTGTTTTTTCTTTTTATTCGCCATTAGTTAGCCTCCGTTGGTTGTTCTTTTAATTCAACCATTACTTTCCAATGATCTCTATGTGCAAAACAACATTGATCAAACTTTTCCATAGCTTCATCAGCTGTACTTGCGTTGATGTACATATTAAAGTTAAACATAACATTATTAAATACATACACTCTGTTAGACTCTTCTTCATAATAAGCGTCTTGTGCTGCTTTTTTCTTTTTCATATCTTTCTCCTTTTTGTTTATAACTTTAATATAGGATATTTTGGGAGTATTTCAACCCCTATTGTGGTCTACCTTGTCGATTATATTTTTTTGACTGTCTTTTGGTGTGTTTATTGAGTTTTTTCGCATGACGACGTGGTCTTTTACGAGGTTTTGGCCTCTCTACAAATGCTTTAAATTTTCTCGCCATTTTTAAATAACTCTGTAAATGCTTTTGTAGATAATACGGTAGGTAAGTAGCTTATTTTGCCATTTACGTGTTGTTGTAAATCTGTACCACATGTTATGCATCTATAAAATTCCTGTGTTAGTGAAACTAACATAGTATCCTCCTCACAAGTAGGGCATTTGCCATTAACTACTTCTGGTGTAAATCTCCAATGGTATTTTTTTCCTGTCATAAACTTTCTTAGACTTTACCACACGTTGGTGGTATTTTCTATCTTTTAATTCTTTTGCATACTTATTCGATGATGAGTTTTTTGATTGATTTTGAACCATCAATATTATCCTCTAATTCTGCTTGACCCTTCCAGCATTTGTACATCACGTTTTCAGAATACTCACGTTCTGCGTGTCTCTTGCCGCGTAAACATTGAGCCATACCATTAACTTGTAAACGCGCTTCTTTGATTTCTGCATTTACGAACATAAGAAGAGCTACTACACTTTCAATCATTTTGACCAACCATCTCCATTACCGTTTGTATATTTCATCTCTCTGTTTGCATCTTTTAATTTTTCAATATCAATCAAAACCTTGTCCATCTGCCCTCTTAAAAACTCGATGTTTACTTTGTTTAAAGCCATTGATTCGATATGTGCATTTAATTTGTCCGTGGTCTTATAAAGATCCTCGATCATCATGAATTGTTCGCTATCTGCGGGAAGCGATCCAAGTTGGCCCCGTGGCCATTTTATTCTAAACTCTGTATTCTCTTCGAGATCCTTCTCCATTATTTGTATTCGAGTGTCTGCAACATTGAGACGCTCTATTATTTGAAAATAGCCCATCGTTCCTAGGGCGACGATAATTATGAGCGAGGCAACCGTCTTCATAGGCATTTGGACAGCTGCCTCTTCAGATATGTTTAAAGGTTTGTTAGACATTATCTAGTCCAAAGCCACTGTACTAACTTTTTCCAAGGCCAGCAGACTATCTTCCAAACCCATTTTATAATTTTTTTAATCATTTTTTTTCTCCTCAATTTCATAGAAGAACTTATCTGTGTCTTCAGTACGCCAAGCTCTACTATCTTCGACATTCCATTCAGATGTTTGCACTTTCCAATCTGGAATATTATCTTTCACAGTGAAAGAAGGTATGTCCCAAATTAATCTGTTGTTAGGTTGTGCTGCATAATTGCCATCATCTAGTGCCAATATATGAGCGCACTTGTGTTCGTGCGGAATCTCTGAATGATCAGTGTCGACTATATTAGACTCTGGATGTGCAAAGTCAACTGTAAATAAATACTTTCCTGAGTGCCATTTCTTGTCTTTTCCGATATACTTACCGGCTTGTCCGTCTAAAATATCCCAAGAAGTAACAGCAGGATAATAAGAAAAGCAGTTCCAGAGCTGAAGTTCATCAAGCCTTCGCTTGGGAACGTCGGCAGCCTCGTATCCTCTTTGAATAAAGGCGCTAATAGGTAAGCGATAGAATACTGCACCATTTTCCATAATAGCATGAAATAATATAGGACGTCCTGTAATACTGGTGATACCAAAGATAACACAGTCTTCAACTTCTCCATGATGTTTTTGTAAATCATATAAATACTCTCTTCTTATTTGAGCATAGGTTACCGGTATGTTTGCATTTAGATAAGCCATAGATCATTTTATTTTACCCCAATTTGGTCCAGATTCATAGTCCACTTTGTTGGGTACTTCTAATTCAACAGCAGATTCCATTATATCTTTTATCTTCGCTGCTTCTAAATCATTGATGACAGATATATCAAGTTCATCGTGCACCTGTATATGTGGTGTGATGCCTTCTTTGTGTAATTCTATCATGGCTTTCTTTGTCATGTCAGCTGCAGAACCTTGTATCAATTTGTTCAAAGCTTTATATGTAAACGCTCTTCTGATCCCTGGTCCGTGTTCCGCGAGCGCTGCTTCGTGTGGCAATGCTTTATGAATCCCGAACTGATTGGGCTCCCACAAATGGAACCTGCACAACCTACCCAGCAACGTTCTAACTTTACCTCTGTCTTGTGCTCTTCGTGATACACTTTCCATTAACATTTTTACAAATGGAACTTTATCATGATATGTTCTAAATAAACTTTCAGCATCCTCTTTTGATATACCAAGTTCAGCTTGTAATTTATTTTTACCCATACCATAAAACAAACCAAGATTAATTGTCTTTGCTTGTGATCTTGGTATATTAGCCATCTCAGCTACAATCTGGTGAAAGTCTGCTTCACCATCATTGTATGCATCTAATACTTCGTTTACTTTATATAAACCATCTAAAGATGCGTAATGTGTAACTAGACGTGGCTCTTGTTGTGAGTAATCAAAACAACCCCATGACATACCTTCTTCAGGTATAAATAAACTTCTGATCCGTGGTCCAAGGTCTTTGTTACGTGCTGGTATTTGCTGTAAGTTTGGATTAGCATAACTAAATCTACCAGTTACTGTACCACCTTGATCGGATCTAATTTGGTTGATCTCTGCATGTATACGTCCGTTGTGTTCGTGTTTTAAAATAGTATCTATAAAAGTTGTATGTGCTTTGTTTATCTCTCTTGCTCTTGCAATTTGTTTCACTAACTCGTTAGAGTGATTAGATAAAAAGTTTTTTGTAAATGATGGAGCTTGAGTCTTTGCAGTCTTTTCGTAATGTAGACCTTGATGTTTAAAAACTTTCTCAATAGATCTTGCTGCCCATATCTGTACATCAATACCTGTTTCTTTGTGTACCTTTTCTAAACATTTCTTTTCTTCTGCAACCAACTCTTGTTTTAATTTGTGTGCAGCATCTAAATCTACACGTACACCTAAAAATCTCATGTCAACTAAACATGGAAATAGTTCAGTCTCTAAATTAAATATATCTTCTATGTCTTGGCTCATGATTTCTTTTTTCATTTCTTGCCATAACTTTAACGTAAGTTCTGCATCTTGTTCTGCATACTCACCTACATACATTGCAGGTAGTTTATACATCTCAGACTTAGCATCGATGCCCCAATGGTCCGCAGTTTCCTTCAAAACAGTCTCGTTTTTGCCGATTCCAACATAATCACGACCCAAACTACCTAAATCATAACGAAAGCGATTTTCGTCCACGAGAGAGCCAGCAATCATGGTATCTACTATCTGACCATTGATTTTTAGTCCTGCAGCTCTAATAAAGCATACATCGTACATAGCATTATGAAATATCTTAATTGAAGGTGTATTTAGTACATCTTCAAACCATTTAAGAACTTTTTTCTTATCCATATTACCACCACCTTCGTGTGCGATAGGGTAGTAACCCTTCCAATCCTCTACAGCTACAGCGATACCAACTATCTGACCTTTACCTGTAACAGAACCAGATCCCATAATTTTTAGTTCTGGATCTTTTGTCTCCAAGTCAATTGCAATCTCATCATACTTAGATAGATCAGGAAATGATTCGGGTGGTAGCCACTCCGTTTGTGGTTTAAATACTGGTTTCATTTTTTATCTTTCAATTTTTTAATTTCCAAATCACAATAGTGTTTGATTTTCTCCAAGTCTTCTATACCATTTTTGTGTAAATATCTACAAACATATTTCACAACGTTGCCTTGGAAGAATGATAAATCATTTTTTGAAATAAATTCGTATGGTTGAATACGAAAATTTTTGTAATGTGATCCCCCAATTTGACGGTCTTGTGGAAACGCATCATCAAATATATTTTTAGATGTCATATGCCTTCTTTGTTTGTGGTTCAATAATATATAAATTGTTTTCTGTTCTTGTGCATGCAACATAAAACAATCTATGTGTATCATCAGGGTTCTTTTGATATTCTTCAAAAGCTGCTCCAGATAATTCTGTTGTGACTACTACATTTTCTCGTTCATTACCTTTAACACCATGTATTGTAGATATTTTAATTCTTGGATTTTTAGTTAAGTCTTCACCTGAAGCTATTAGTCTTCTTATCTTTTTAATATCTTCATCACCTAATTCATCTAATGCTCCATACCATTCAGCTTCTGTTTTTAATCCAAACTTATCTCTCAAAGTATCTATGTCATAAAATTGATCTTTGGCCATGTCTTTAAATAATTTTTTATCCCAATTTTTATTCATCTTTGCTTTTATTTTTTTACATTCATTGTAATGCATTGGTACACCTGTGCGTAGTTGATTCCATTTCTCTATCACTTCGTATATATTTTTAACTCTTGGTGATGAATTTCTTCTTTGCCAATACAAACCTTTTTCATCTAAAATTTCTCCCACACTGGTTAACATGTAGTTTGCAGTTGTTAGGACCAACCATTTACCTTCACTGAAATCTATTTGTGATAAATGAGAACATCTTTCTACATGTCCTTCTGCATCTTTTGGTAAATAATTTTTCTCAACTCTACTTTTTACTTTTTTAATAATTTTATCTGCTAACATAAAAGGCTGTCTTGGAACTCTTCGTGATTGTTCTAAAACCTTTCTCGTTCCTTCTAAGTTTATAAATGTGCTCACATGTGCACCATTCCATTTATAAATACCTTGGTCATCATCTCCTGCAATAAAAGAATCTGTTGATGATTCCTCTATTTTTCTAACCAACTTCCATTGTATTAAACTTAAATCTTGCGCTTCATCCACAAACATTACACGTAATTTTGGTGATGCGCCTGTCTCTAAAAATTTTTCTATCATATCAGGAAAATCTATAAGACCGTGTTGTTCTTTATATCTTTCTAATTCCTCAGATATAATTTCTAATTTGTTTAAAGATACTTTTGAGTTTTCTGTAAGATGATAATATTTTACGGGATCTATTTCTTTTGATCGTGCTATGTTTATTAATTGTATGTATGGATTCTTAGAATAAAATACACTGTCATGATCCTCATCTTGTTGTGTTCCTTCTATTTCTATACCCATCTTCTCTCCTAAATCTTTGTAGTGTTTCTCTTTCATGACTTGATTTTTATTTATACCAAGTCTGTTAAAACAAAATGAATGCAACGTTTGAAAGTATGGAAGATCATCAAAGCCTAATTTAAATTTTGATGCTGCTCTTTGTTTACCTTCTTCTGCCGCGTTCTTACTAAAAGTAAAATAACCTATTTTATCTGGAGATGTATACTCTAAAAAATTTTCAACGTGATTTAACAATGTATGTGTTTTACCTGTACCCGGTGGTCCGTATATTATTGTTCTCATCTTGGCCTCCATTGAAGTTTAGACCATGATTTATTCCAACTAGTTGGTAAAGATTTTTTAAATTCTTTGTCATCTATTTCTGGAGCATTCCAAAACTGTCCACTAACTATTTGTCCCCAAAACGGAGTGTGTGGACCAGTGCTAAAATCATAAGCATAATTAGTATTATAATAATCAGTCATGGCTCTAAAATCTGATCCTGAAACAAATCCATTTACAAAGAACAAAGGTAATGAAAAATCTTTTTCTAACATATTATCTGTCATTGGATATAAACATCCAAAAGCTTTGTCTTTACCAGAACACTGTGGTATTTGACTACCCACTACTAATAATATTCTTTTATTTTTTTCTTTTTTAGGATCATGTACAAAACCAAGTTGTGAGAGAGCAGGGCTTTTTTTATAATCTCTCCAATCTTTTCCAAAAAATAATTCTGTCATTCTTCCACCCTCATCATTTTTTTCTATTTTTTTTATCATTAAATCAAAAAAATCTTCAACTTGATCTTCATGAACATTTGTGTAGTTTAAAACAAACGGGTTGGGAGCGCTAGAAGAATGAGCCATTATTTGTTGTCCACCAGATATATTATTAAAAACTTCTTCTAAGTTTTCTTTTGCATGTCTACTAAACTTATAATAACTTATGGGTGAATGTTCTATTTTAATTAAATTAGAATTATTTAATTTAATTTTTTGATCTTCGTATTGAGTATCTTCATACCAATCATTTAATGATTCAAATGGTTTTACCTCTACAAATATATCGTATAATCTACCTTTTATTTTAAAGTCTGGAATATATCCTTTAACTCCTTCTACATCAGGCTCGTACTCAACTTCAAATTTACATTCATCTGTAAAAAAATTATACCATCTCCCCTCTAATTTACTTCTAAAATCTATTCCATTATATGTTATTGGTTTTGGTTTCATATCAATAATTGTCCTTTCTAAATGTTTTTGGTTTATATGTTTCTTCTTTTTTATCAAATCTAGCTACAACAAATACTGATAGTTTGTATTTGCCTACACGTTTAGTTGTACAATTTAAATCATCTTTTAACATTTGTGATGTTCTTTGATATGGAACCTTCCAATGTTTTCTTGATAAATAATTGTGAAAGAAGTTGTCAAATACAAAGTGGTGATATCCCTCTTTTGTATATGTTCCACCATTCTTCAAATCTTCAAAATCATCTTTCTGTATTCTATTTACACAATAATCTTCTAAATAGTTTTTCAAAATATCCTTTGTTCCAGTTCCTTCTGCAGGTTCTGTAACTTCTGCATTGTTTAATAGAATCGTAGTTATCTTTTTCCACTCACCTGTTTTTAATGTTGGAGGATTTATTCTTAATTGTTTAATACACTCCTCTTGAAATAATGTTTGATTGGCTAAATGTTTTGCGGAATCTAAATATAACCTATCTCCGTCTACGTTCATGTAATAGTATGGTTCTTCTAAATTTACTACTTGTAAATCTGTTAAGCTTGGAAATATAATTTCTTGTCCTATACCAAACTTTCTAGACTTACATAATTTTTTATCACACAAACTACACATTGGTTGATCATTACATTTGTAACCCCAATCTTTTTTGTCATGTTGTTTTTTTATTATATCAACTTCAGCATCTGTTAAAGGTGATTGCATTGCAGTTTCATTAAATACAACTAATTTAGATTTCCAATTTTCTGGCCATTTAGATTTTGCGTACACACCATAATGAAACAAAGCATTATTTCTACCACCTTCACCTATTTTATTTTGTGCCATCAATTCTATACACGGTGGTCCATCTGAATATGGAGTTTGTGGTCTTTCTATTTCTAAACTTTCTATAATGTCGGCCGTTACAACTTTTGTTTCATATAATTTATAAAAACCCTCTAGACTAGCAGCTTCACCATCATTATCAAAGGCATATCTTACTGTATCATCACCATTAAAGTATGGTAAATTTAAAAAATTTCCTGTATCATCTTTCGATT